AATAGGTAATAAAACATATTTTGTTTATAATATGTTGTTTTGTTACCATAATGTATATAAAGTTTAATTTTTTTTTAATTTGTTACCATATTTGGTAATAATAATAAAAAAAGATAATTAACACTTTATATATTCGTGGATATTTTGCACAATTTGTTGTTTATTTTTTTTTATATAAATAAACACTAAATATTTTACTGCATAAATGGTAACAATATTATTATTTTTTTTCCGTTCCAATAAAATAAACAACAATTGCAATACCCGCGGATGCCCAAATTGTGACATAATATTTTGAAATTTCATATTGTATATAATTTATAAATTGGCAAAATGGTGAACCAAGTTTAATAAAATGAATGATCGCTCCTGTCCAAGATGAATCAACACAATTCCACGAATAAAAGTTCACAAGACTCCAATGAAGAAATGATGTTATAAATACCACCAAAATAAAATGCCAAAAAGCTTTAAATAATTTATTAGATGATCCGCTTGTGAGAACTTTCGTAATTTTTGATTCCATATTTTTGAATATTAAAGAACTTTATACATTTATTATAAATACACATATTATATTTTCAATTTAAAATTGCCCCAACAAAAGCAATTGTATCATCCCAATACTCATTGTATTTTTGTTTATTATTTTCCCGAATTTTTTTAAATTCTTCAGATTCTTCGTAACATATAATGGCACCTCTATCTGCAACATATATTTCCCAGGCGCGAATCTTACAATATATATCACCCATAATAACATAATCATCTTCATCGGAATTAAGGAGATATTCCAATTCTTCAACCGTTAGTGCTTCGTATCCTATATTTTTTTTTATATTTTTCCCATTCATCGTAAATCTAAATATTTTATAACTTTTATTACGAGTTCCGCAAACAGGAAGAATATTCCACGGATCATCAATTCCTCGTTTTCCTGTTTTTCTATAATATCCATTTATCTCATAAAAATGATCACCAACTCCATTTACGGCATTGCCTGTAATAAAACACGTTTTCGTATTGGCTATTTTGAATAGTTCCATTTTAACTTTTTCATCTTCATTTGTAAATATTGGATTTGGATTTTTTTTTAGAAAATATTCTGAGAGAATTTTTGATAAATAATACTTTTGATCACCATATCTATTATATGTCCTCTTTATCACTCTACTTTTTGATTCGCTCATTTTTAATAATTTATAAAATATCTTTTGTTTTATTATTTTTAATCAATTTAATCGTAAAACAAAAGATATTAAACTATTTTTTTTTAGAACATTTCGCACATTTCAATTCTTTCCAGGAGACATCAACTTTTGCACGTGTTTATATTTACGTATAAAAAAAATTATTTATTTATTTATTTATTTCAATGAATAAAAAACTTTTTAACAAAATTGAAAAAAACTTAAATTTAATCACGAGACATCCAGAACATACTTTTTGGATCATCGCGCTTTTACATTATAATCTTTCTCTCATAGTTTTTTTACAAATCTTTTTATTTCCAGCGAACACCGAAACTTTTAAATTTGGAGTTGCTTTATGGAGTATGATGATGTTCACGAACATCCTTTTTAATGGTAGTTTTTTAATAAGATTAGAAAAATATCTTCTGAGAGAAAGATCGTGGTCGGGCATTTATGAAATATTACCTTATTGTAACATTTCAAAAACTAAAAAAAATATTCGCAAAGTATTCCATTATACTTCACTTATAACTTTATATGTTATTCTTGGAAAAATTTATTTATGAGACTTTTTTTTAGTGCTCTTTTTTTTGTATCTTTTTTCCGATAGTTATAATGTTATTGCACTAGACAAATATAAGAAAATAAAAATATCTATATATAGTAAGATGCCCACAAGAAGAAAAATAAACAAGTCAAAAAGTAACACCAGAAAAAATATATATAAAACATTAAAACCAAATATAATTGATATAAATGGATATTCAGTTTTATTATTACCCATTAAAGGATCTAAAGTTATACGCATTGAAGGTTTGTTATTTGGTGGTAATATCATTGAACATAAAAATAATGCCGGCATTTCACATCTTTTAGAACACGCGCTCATGGAAGGGTGGGAAAAATGCAAAAAAAAACATTGTACCTATTTTTGGGAAAAGTATGGCACTTTCTCCAATGCGTACACGGAAGATACTTATTTACATTTTTGGAAACAGGGTTTAGCAACACACACCAATTTAATTTTAGATTATATTGTATCTATTATTATAAATCCTGATTTTTCTAAAAAAATGATTGATAAAGAAAGACACGCCGTTCGTAATGAATTAAATACTTATGTTAATAATCCTAATTGGAAATTATATGATGTTTTATATAAAAATTTCTATAATATTGAAGGTATACAATACAGTCAGGATTATACACGGCAATTACAAGTCTTAAAATCATTTAATAAACAAAATATTTCAACATTTTTTAAAGAATATTTCAACCAAAAACGTATTCTATTTGTCATTACCGGAAAATTTGAAAAAAAAACAATGATAAAATCATTAAAACAAAAATTAAAAACACACTCTCCACCCAAACCAATATGCGTCAATAATTGTTTTTCTTACAAGAAAAAAGTACTTTTTGTCCAAAATAAAAATGCAAAAAATACTGATATTAAAATATATTTCCCAATTTCTTTACACAGAGGTGATAAGGATTTCCCATATTTATCCGCTTTATCACAAATTATTGGTGGGGATTTCTCTTCAATACTAATGAGCGAATTGCGCGTGAAACACGAACTTGTTTATGGTGCTAAATGTGGGTTTTTTACAAATTTTTGTGGATCAGGTTGCGAAATATCCATTTCCACACTTGATAAAAACATCGTAAAGGTATTACATATTGTGTTCAAATTAATTAATAAATACAAAAAAACAAAAGTCCCCAAAAATAAATTAACAAATGTGAAGAATAAAAGGTTATTAAGTTTTTATGAAAGCAATTTCAATAATACAAATAAACTAAGTTCTTTTTTTAAATTTCAATTCTTGTTTCAATTACACAAAAAACACAAAAAAATTTATTCCTATAATGAATATGCAAATATCATTAAAAATATGTCTCTCAAAAAAGTTCAAGAATTATTCAATAAAATTTTCAATACCGAACAATGTTTAATTGGATATTTCGGCAAAACGAAAGTCAATTTCACCGAAAAGGATTACTAAACTTGTGCATCCCATATTTCTTCTGAACTTATCTCATCATATATAATTTGTATTCTTTCTTCCTCTGTTAAACATCTGTCTTTACAACATCTGCAACATTTAGAATATATACAACAGCACTCATTTCTCAATGTTGATAATATATTTCCCATTTAATTATTAAATATATAATAGTTTTATATATTTAACTCTGAGAGAATAATTAAAATTGATTTGATATTAAAATATATTGAACTTTCTAAAACTCGCAAAAAGTATGCATTCATCAAGTCAACAAGAAAAAATTCAAGTCATTACACCGACCACCGAAGTGTGGAATCCTTTCATTGGCGGATACGGTTTAAATATGAATCAAGAAATTGACGATTTGATCAAAACAACAAATCGTCTGCAGGTTTGGGAGTGGTTCCGCGATGAAGAGCCGCCAGAAAATGCTGGATACTGTTATTGGGGTCACGAAAATGTAAATGCAATTTCTAATGGACTTGAAAATAATAATCATTCGGGTGCATCATTCGGTATGTGTATGCGGCAAATTCAATTCATTGCTAAAAACAGTTGGGAAGCGTGGAATGAAAGAAATGCGAAATGGAATTCCAAACGTCAAGATAAGAAAGAACTGGGGCATACAATTGAATCTTAAGTCTTCAACGAAACTTGTTTTGATACATCTTTTAATACTTTCTTCATATTTTTTTCCACATTATTATCACCAAGTAATTTATTCAATATTTTACAGCGTATCACAGATAAATTCTCGTTTTGTTCCCATTTCGGATGTGCCTTGTCCCACTCTCGCAATGCCAAATATTGTTTTTTACGCATTTTTGACATAATACTATACGCTTTACCCTTTTTAGCTATATTATCCTCCTCCCATTGATTATTATCTCTGATAAATAACTTTCCTTCTTTATTTGTACAATGAATTGGACGATCGCCCATTGGCATATCTTCCAATCCTTTTAAAACCACATTCGTTATACCATTTGTATAACCACTATTATAAGTATTCATAACATCCTCTAAAGTATATTTTAAATTATCTATGAAATCTGTTAAATTCGTCGCCTCATTGCAATATTTATTTAAAAATAAATTTATAGAAATATTTGTCGTATTATTTGTAATATTTTGCACAGGATCTTTTTCCTGCATTTTTAATAAATCATTTTTTAATTTTTTATTACTGTTTTTTAATATTTCATAACATTTTTTCAAATGTCTTTTATATCCACTCTTCGTTGTATATATTTTTCCGCATAAACATTTTTCATAAAACTCCAAATGCACCTTATTAACGTGTCTGTCTAAATTATATTTTTTTTTTGTGATGTAATTACATTTGTCACATTTTAATATTTTTGCCGACATTTTATATATATTATTGTTATTTTTTTAAATTATTTTTTTATAAATCTGGACACACTGAAACAGATTTTTTTTTCAACAGCAAAAAGTTGTGTGCATAAATGTATTTATTTTTTTTTTCTATAAAAACCGGTCGCTGCATAAAAGTTGCTCACGAGCACTTTTATGCAGCGATTGAAAAGGTCTGTTTATTTTTATTTATTACCATAACTCGTTTGATTTTGATAATCAAAAATTCTGTGACGTTTTTCAGTGTGTCCATTTTTGGTGAGCACTTTTTTTTTGTTTTTCAGTTTTTTTTTCAAAAATTCTCAAACTTTTTTAAACGATAATATCATAACAATACGTTTTGGCAATTTCTAAAAACGTTAGTCAGTAAGGGCCTTTTTTTCAGTTGTTTTTCAGAAAAAATGCAGAAAAAATGGTGAAAAAAGTCGCCTACATAAGCTGCCTACATAAAATTTAAAAAAAAAATTATTATTTCCCCTACACGATGAAGGTTTTGCTCAAAAAATGAAAAAAAAAAATTCTATTTCTGAAATTTTTAAATTTTACCAAGGTTAAATATAAAAATCCCAAAATACTTTTAGAAAAAAACGCTCAAACTTTCTTTGGCATACTTTCATTTATCTTTTAATTTCATACTTAAAGAATCTTTTCGGAAAAACCAATAATTTAATATATTTATATAATATAAAAAATGATAAATATATTGCATCACAGAAAAATATTACGAATTGCGCGCGAATACCCAACTCTTCTTTTTATAATTGCCATTACTATTATGTTTTTTGGTAACAGAAATGAAGGAATTATTCTATTTCTTGCATTTTTAACATCTGAAGTACTTAATAAAATATTTAAAACCTGTTGTAGAAATATTATGGGAGATAAAAAATATCCTATAATCGGAATGGGTAAAAGACCACCCGTTGCCGTTTTTAAATTACCTCAAGATGGCAAAATGTACAAAACATCAATAAATTCCCATGGTATGCCTTCTGGTCATTCACAAATAGCTGTTTTATTTTCAACTTACATTATTTTAAGAACATACTATAATTCCGCACTTCCACAAATACAAAAAATAACCATTTATTCATTAATGACATTTATTGGATTTTATGTAATGTATTGTCGTGTAAAAGAATATTGGCATACTATTCAACAAACTATTGTTGGCGGTACAATCGGCGTAATATTGGGATATTTCACTTATAAATTATATGTAATTTACAAGTAAAATTAACGTTTTCTCTTGCGTTTTCTCTTGCGTTTTCTCTTGCGTTTTCTCTTGCGGCCACCAACTGTTCTGGATAAAAAATTTCTCATAAATTTGGCTGTTTTCCTTTCATCAACATAATCACCCCGTCGTTTTTTTTGATATTTTCTTCGTTGGGTTCTTCGTTTTTTTGGATATTTTCTTCGTTGGGTTCTTTTTGCTGCCGAACGACGCACCTTTCTGGGTGCTTTTTTAGAATACCTGACACTTGAACTTCTCGGCATTATATACAATATGTTTATAAATTAATCTTTAAAATATATACTTATAATTCCTAAACCAACGACTGTTAACGCAACCCCTAATAATATTTTCCAATCAAAATCCGGAGAATCATCAAACAATAAACTTGAATATAAATAAATAAATACAGCTGATAAAGATATCATAATCACCGGCCAAGTTACATCAGACGCATAATATATTGAACGCGTGAAAGAAATATTAAACGCATATACGGAAAGTGCCAGTAAAAATATGTAAAACAATGAATTTGATTTTATCTGCGTTGGATACCTGCACTTTTTATCAACTAAAAAATGTATAACGCCTAACATACCAGCAAAAATAGCTAAATAAATTATCATTTCATCAACGCGAATCATATTTTTATCCAAAACATATTTCCTACCTAAATCCACAACACAAACAAATATTATACCTAATAATGAATAACCAAACCATTTATTATATATATTTATCATAATATATATAATAAAGCTAAAAATTTTTGGAAATTATATTAATACCTATTAATATTAAAATTAATCCTAAAAATACATTCAAATTAAAATTCGGCGATTTTTCAAAAAATAAACTTGATATTAAATAGATAAGTATTATATTCAATGAAAGTACCATTGATACCAATGTTACATCTGGTGACAGATTAATTGAATTTACAAACACAATATTAAAAATGTACCCCAATATTGATAGAATAAATAAAAATAATAAAGCTTTTCTATTAAATCGTGTTAGAGTTCTACATTTTTTATCATAAAAATAATGCAATAATCCAAATAGACCAATGCCAATTGATGTATAAATAATTAATTCACTCGGATTAAGCAATTTAAAATCTAAAATATATTTTTTACCAGCATCTAATATTACAATGATAAACATCGCAATGACAGCTAAAATAAACCATTTCCCAGTAAATACCATAATATATTATAACAATATTATTTAACAAGTTAAATTCTCTCGTATCCACCCTTTTATTTTATTATTTGTTGGGATCATAATTAACAACAATCCATCCATAAATTGCGTTTTATTATCTTCATTTGTCTCATCGTCCATTAGCTTAAATGTATTAAAAATTATCGCTAAAATTTTCTTATTATAAATAGAAGTGATATTTTGAAATACTTTATCTATATTTACAGAATTTTCATTATTGTTATCATTAAATAAATCGGGTGTTTCAAGGCTTAATATATTTGTATACATTGATAATGTATGCTTTATAGAAATTTTATCAGTATTTTCATACGTCTCTTGCAGTTTTTTCAATCCTTTAATCGCCGTTTCTAATATTTTGGAATATATTGAACAGTTTTCAGGTTTATACCACATATAAAAACGACGTATTGCCTGAAACAAATAGTATAAATCATCTTTATTATCCTTCATATACCATCGCCATATACCCTGATTCCAACAGGGCTGTTGTATATGCAGCAAATTATCCGAAATACTTAATTTAGTTCCATTGGGGCAATGTGATAATAATGCAAGCTGTATCATAACTTGTAAAGGTTCTAATATCATATCACTTTTTTCTTTAATATTAATAAATTTATCCATTTTTATGCTATCTTAATATAATAAAATTTTCAAATAGACTTAAAAATATATAAACAATTTTATATGAATGATGACAGAACAATTTATACAGATTGCTCTACCAAATAATAAATGCGTGTACGAGTTGATGAATTTAGATAAAGATGATAAAATAAAAGCAATTGAACTTGGAATTTCAGCTCTTAATTTTATTAATGAAAAAAAATTAAGATATGAAAATTCAGAATTTAATGATAAATTAAACGAGAATGAAGAAAAATATAAAGCAATTATTCAAAATTTTCAAAAACAATTAAAAAATAAGATTGAAGAAAATTCTAAATTACAAGAAACATTTATTTTGGAAAAGAATAAAATGCATAAAGATATTACCACCAACATTGAATTGCAATTTGAAGAAAAAATAAACGATAAAGAAAAGAGACTTGAAATTTTAACAACTCAACTTGAAACAAATTCACAACAATTAAACTGTATCAAAGAGACACATTTTAATAATGAACGAGAAAGAACAGAATTACTATATAATAAACACCAAGAAGAAATGGAAAAATTAAGAACAAAATACACGGATGAAATGAAAGATATTGTAAATAGAACGTGCAAATCTGAAGAAAATTCATCAATTAAAGGTAAGTTAAGTGAAAATGCAATGTTTCAAAATTTAAATATGTTGTTTCCTAAAAATATAATTGAAGACACTCATAAAGAACCCGGGAGAGGTGATTTTATTATGATTGACGGTAAGAATAATAAAATAATGTTTGAAAATAAAGACTATGCAAAAAATGTACCGAAAAAAGAAATAGACAAATTTAAAAGAGATCTTGAAAATAATAATGATATATGGGCAGCAGTATTAATGTCCAATGCGTCAGGTATTTGCAATAAATCTGATTATTGCATTGAACCCGTTGGTGAAAAATTAGCAATTTATTTACACAATACCAATAAAGACATAAACAAAATAAAAAATGCTTACGATATATTATGTGCTATTAATAATGCAAACATTGATTTTTCAAATAAAGAAATTATTGATAAATTAACACAAAATTCATCCGAATTTAAAAGAAAAATATCCAAATCGCGCAAAGATTTGGACAAATTCTATAAAAGTATGATCGATAATATTTTAGATATTGAAAATTTAACAAAAAACACATTTGAAGAAATAAAAATTGTTTTTTGATTTACATTATCTAAATAAAAAATATAGTGATTATATATATGAATGACGATAAATATATCTTTAAAATAATAACAATTGGCGATGCAAATGTTGGAAAAACGTTATTATGCAACCGTATATGCAAAAAAAGAGAAGATTTAAATTATATGCCTACCATTGGCATTGAATTTAATTCCACCGAAGTAAAATTCAATGATAAAAATATTAAATTACAATTATGGGATACTGCTGGACAAGAATGTTTTGCCCCAATTGTTAGAAATTATTATAAAAATATCGTTGGTATATTTTTTGTTATTGATTTAACGTCCAATCACTCAATTGAACACATTGATTTTTGGTTGAATGAATATAATACTTATCGCGCACAAGATTGCGAATCTATTATAATAGCATTTGGAAATAAAACGGATAAAGATAGGGTAATTTCTTACGAAGAAATATCTAAGATTTTTAAAAATAAAAACATTGACTATTTTGAAATTTCGGCAAAAAAAAACGAAAATATAAAAGAATCCGTCAAATTTTTTTTAAATAAAGTTATGAATACTTTTGATATTGATAACCATAAGGGAATTTATTTAAGAAATTTAAATGATAATGGTTCTTTAAACCACCTCTCTATAAAAAAACGAGAATCTTGTTCATATTTATACGATGAAAACCCAAGTTGTTGTTCCATCTCTTAATTATTATATAATTGTTTAATTAATAATGTAAATGACCAATTATCTTCATTCATATCAATCTCATTACCACGTTCATTTAATAAACGGATTTTAAATTTACGCAGTGTAATCGGTCCAAAATAGTCGCGCGTTTCTTGTGTGGCTTCAACGCGCCTCTCTGTTGTATATTGTATAGATGGCGATATTGTACTATTAAATAGAAGTTGTACCTTCGCCAAATAATTAGAAATAATTGGACTTTTATACTGTTTTTTCTTTGGCACCAATAAGGCATTTCTAATATTTTCTATTGTATACCGTTGTGCAGCTGTTAAATTACTTAATAGTTCCGGGTTAGCTCTTTTTTTGCCACAATACCTACTGGGTGGAGAATCAGGTTTTACCCAACATTTATTATCTTCTGTAATTTTTCCATTTGCAACTTCAATACCCATTGTTGTTTTCACAAAATAAGAAGGCATATTAAATGTTGCTGCGTTATTTTCATAAGAAATACACGTATCAGGTGCTTTATTATTTGAATATTCATCCAATGTTACAAATACGTATTTGCTGCCCTTTAAATTTAATTTCGCTGTTCCAACTTTTGCACTTCTGCTTCCCAATCCTAATAAAGTTTTTCTAAATCCTAATAACCACCCCAAATTATAATTCACTTTTGTTCCCTGTCCAGCAGGGCCACATACATCATTGGATTCTTCACGATGCCAAAAAATAGTCATTGATTTTTCAGAATAATTTCTAACAACAATATTATTACTTCCTCTATAACTAAATATTAATTCGTGTTTTTTCACCCTAACTTTGGGATCAAACAGAAGACGTTTGGCGAAAGCATCAGAAATGTATATATATTCAACATCGGGCACGCTGATACTGAATTTGAATGTCTTGCCGACGACAGAATTTACTTCTCGTTTCCCATTAAAGTGTGTATTTCTAATTAACACTAAGTCCCCCCCATTAAGTGAATGCACATTTGAAAGAGTCACTGTCGCCACATTACTAAACACTTCAATCTTTGTGATCGCGAGTTCGCCGATGGATATCTTATCCTGTGGTAAATTTTTTCCCGTTAATACATATTCATTTCGTGAATTCACTGCTGCAACAGTATATTTTTGATTCAAATCAGAATCAGAACCAGAAAAACCAGAAATGTCCATAGTTTCCCCAACTATTAAAGGGCGAGCTTGGTACCCGGTTAAAATTAATTCTGTATCATCAATTATTTCACAATGCGAAAAGTTAACTGGCGGCAGGGACCAATCATCCAATCCATCAATAGATGCCAAATTTAAAGTTTTTATTAAATTAAGTTCAGGGCCAAAATTATCATTATAATGATAACTGCCTTCAGGTATAATTATTTTTATTATATCTTCATTTGCTTTTTTTACATAAAATACATTGGTTCCTTCGCTTTCTGAAAAAACATCCCATGAATGAGGTAATTCTATATTTTTAATTGCAATACTTACCACATTTTTAATTGGTTCACTCAAGTTTATTGTAAAATTACTAGGTCTATCAAATAACAATAAATCCTTTTCTACACATTTTTTTGATGTAAATATATTGCCACTATAATCCAATCCAAGTATTCTATCACCATCGTCGGAAATAACAATGTTTGATTTTGCAATTACAAATAATGTATCATTCTTAGTTACTGTTGCTGGACCATTCCAATCAGCACCACCATTTTCTGAAAATCTGAGTATTTCGTTAGTTGTATCCCAAACAGCTACCTTTAAACCATCCAATGAACAAGTAATTGAATTCCAACTACTATCTAGACCCGTTACTTTTGACCAATTTGTCCCCGAATCAAATGAACGCCATATACCCCCATAATCTCCCGCAATTATAAATACCTTTGTACCGTATAAATTTGTGACAATTTGTTTCCAATCATAATCTATTAATTCAGTATTATTATCCAACTTAGAAACATTAATAATATCCCAACTGAGACCATTATTTATTGATTTCACAATATAATAATTATCATTTTCTTTATATATCCCATATACTTTTTTACCATCACCCGAGACTTCAATATCTATCCAATTTTGACTCATATCTTCCTTTAGAGATAGATTTGGATGTTTTATTTCTCCAGATAAATCCACCCACGTAGCGGCATAATCATCCGAATAACACACACCACCTTTTTTAAAATCGGCATATATATCGCCATCCGATATATCTCTACAAGCAAACAAATTTTTCCCTGTAAAATCGGATGTTATTGCTTTCCAATTTCCAGATATATCTGAATTTGATAAATCAACATCTGTTAAATAATTTACTTTTCCCTTTTCCCAAGTATTATCACTACCATCTGAAATGGAATACCATATATGTTTTTTATTACAGACAGCTATATAATTACCAGAATAATTCATCGTAATATCTTTCCATTCTTTATTAATTTCATTTTCTAATACAGATTTATTAAAACTAATATCATCCCAAGTACTGATTAAAGAATCATCTAATATATCATCTGGTTCATTAATATCTAATTTATATAAACTTTGACCAGAGTTTCCTGCAATTAATATTTTTCCATCATTATTGGAAGCTACAACAGAAAACTTACCAGTAACACCTGTCCCGACGGTTTCATAATATTGCAGTGTATCTGGACAGCGAATACATACAACGGGGTCAGCGATAGTGCGATATTGGCTATCAATATTAATTGTTTTTGTCATTGTTCCTCTTGATAATGGATTTATATAGTCTTTCGGCATTGCTGGCGGAGCACCTTTAAAAGTTGTTCTATCCCAAATAGGCATTGCAAAATTATTCGCAGCCATTATTTTTTCATTGTCATCCATAAAATCACCCTCCAATAATGACTTTTCATTTTCTTCTTCCTCTTCATAATAATCTGTACTATACTCCTCTTTCTTATATTCACGCAACCGATGTGCTATTTGATCAAAGAAAAATATATACCCATCTCTAGCATCCTCTGCGTGTGTGAATGCTTTTTCATATAACTCGCCATCAATCGGTTCATTTATTTTGCCTTCAATGTGTTCAGCAAATGCAATATCTTCAATCATTAATTTATTTAATTCCATTCTAAATTCTTTACTATAAATACTGGTTGACCAATTACCCCAATCTGTTACAATATTTTTTTTTGTTTGTTGATCTAGATTGTTAACATCAACAACATAACCTGGATTAAAAGAAACGCCAAAAATTTTTTCATAATTCTCTATTACATTTGGTGGTAGACTTGCTAATAATTCATTTACTTTTATTATGAATGTATCATCATCGCGGATTCCACCATACGCATCAAACACGCCAGATGCTCCGTTTCCGTCAAACTTTTCCTCAAACTGATCTTTCATTTCTTGTATTTTTTCCACTATTTTCCCGTTTGTTAAAGGGAGTACTCCGCCCAACCCTATTATATTTACTAATTCTTCTGTACTATAATTTGATATATCAAAATCTGTACCACTCATTATATAAAACTAACATATATATTTATATCAAAGAAATAATAAATTGATTATGTAAATTTAATATTTAAAATTCATTAAATTTAAATTATGAATTGTCAAATTTGCTATGAAGACTTTGGTACGAAAGATATGCGAAAATTAGAATGTTCTTCTTGCAATACAAATTTTTGCATCGGATGCATTAAAACGCATATTTTATTATTGAATACCGAGCCATCTTGCCCATCCTGCAATTATTCGTTTGATTTACAATTTTGCCGAAGTAAATTAACTAAAAAATTTATGAAAACGAAATATAAAAAAAGCAGAATTAAAATTATGATTAATAATGAAAAAGAAAAATTTTCAGATACTATGACGGATGTTAAAAATATAATTGAATCCGAATCTTATACTAAAAAAATTGAAGATGGTAAAAACGAACTACAAGAACTTAAATCAAAAATATTTCAAAAAAAACTTGAATTGCAAAAGATGAAAGATACACAAAAGAATCTTAGACAACCAAATTATAAAAAGGATACGGGATTTAAAATGAAATGTCCGAAGGATAGTTGTAACGGCTTTTTAAAAAAAAATGGCAAGTGTGTTTTATGTGACACACACGTTTGCGGAACCTGTATGGAAATCATTCCTTCGCAAAATGGTGGGGAAACAAAAGAACATAGTTGTGACCCGGAAGTTGTTTCAACCGTTGAAATGATATTAAAAGAAAGCAAACCGTGTCCAAATTGCTCAGAACTAATTTCAAAAATCAATGGTTGTGACCAAATGTGGTGTGTGAAATGCCACGTCACCTTTGATTGGGTATCTGGTGATATTGATTATGGACAAAACCATAACCCACATTATATTAAATGGAAAAAACAAAATGGATTTGCCAATACTAGACAACCAGGTGAAATTTTATGCGGAGGGCTTCCGAACGAGAATGATCTTCGTTATTTCTGGGAATGTGCAAAATTTACAGAAACTGAACAATTTCCGTCTTTTCATAGAGTTTTATATAATAATGTAAAAAGAAGTAAAGCTGAAATTTGCCCTTGCAATTTTCCAATATTTAAAAATTCTATCAATCAATTAAGATTCTTTTACTGGTTAAAAGAAGTAAGGTATAATATTCACCATTTTAGAATGTATGAATTGGATCATTATAGGAGACTTGTTTTAAATGATGATGTAACAAGAGAGTTGCGTATCCAATTTATTCGCAAACAAATTGATCAAGATTATTACGAGAAAGAATTATATAAATTAAATATGAAACGGGAAAAAGATTTGGAAATTCTTCATATATTTGAACTTATTTATATCGTAAGTATTGAGCAAGTGAATGAAATATTTAATATTATATTAAAATTGGATAACGATGAGTGTATAAAATATAATACTGATTATTATTTAATGATGGTAGAAGAAAACGGTGTTGAACAAACGGAACAAAACTTTAAAAAACACAGAAGGGAAATGTATATAAAATTTTCACCAAAAATAGTTGAATATGTTCAAAATATTCAAAATATTCTTGAATTCGCAAATGAATGTTTATCAAAAATAGCAGTAAAATACAATAACCGTACACCATTTGTTGGGGGTAAATATTCAATTACGACTGGTATTAATAGTTGTAGAATAATGACCATACAAAGTATAAATAGATTAACGTGGCAAAGAAATTTTACCCAAAAACAGCGCCGATTTTGGGTAAATGATATTGTACCAGTTATAGAATTAATTTCAAGAGAAAAATTTAGACAACCTATAATAATTTATAATGATGGAAATTGGACACGCCGCCCATTAACCAATATTGCACCAAATATTGCACCAAATATTGCACCAAATATTGCACCAAATATTGCACCAAATATTGCACCAAATATTGCACCAAATATTGCACCAGGTCCTGGCGGAATTATGGTTTAAAACAAACCTTTGAAAAATCTTAAAATATTAGAAATTTTGTTTTCATCTTTTTGAAAACCTGTACAAATGTGCCCCTTTTCCAATTGTCCACATACTTTACATTTTTTTTTCTCAGTTGGTTTATCCGGTGGTTTTTCACGCGTTTCATTTTTACAACTTCTCGCATTATGACCGTGGTTCCCACATTTTGCACACTGTACTCGCTTTCTATTCTTTTTTTTATATATAATACCAAATCTGTCGTGCGGTATAATAATAACACCGTGACCACGCTTAAAATGCCGCGATCCTTTAAATAATACTAATTCAATTTGTTCAATCATTCCCTGACTTGTTTGTAACAACTCTTTGCGATCAATTCTTTTTTCACTTTTATACGTAAAACGATTATAATTATCATTATTATATATTCTTGTACGATTTTCGGACAAGAATATATATTTAATCTTACCAATTCCCATAATTTGATTCGTTGTATTATTCATTTCAATAATGTAAATGGATGACCCATATGGAACTTTATCTGGAATTTGCTTGTCCAACCCGTAAACACAACCATCCCAATTATTTTCAGAGCGCCATCTTTCATTCTCAACCCACGTATCGGAATTAAAACGCACTGTACCAATTTGAATCATAATTTAATTACAAATAATCATTATGAGAGAACTTTCAATTTAAATTAACGAATAGTCTTAAGTAATTCATACAGCGAAATAATGGATGCACCGGTTGCGCCATTTATAATAGAATCGTTTTCATCAAAAGAAACACCGCCGATATCAACGTGCATCCAATTTGTATTTTTTGGTATAAAATTACTTAAAAATACACCCCCGAGAATAGCACCAGAAGATGCATTTCCTGTATTTTTAATATCCGCAACCGTTGAATCTAAATATTTATTGTATTCAGACCACAATGGTAATTGCCATATTTTTTCATTTGTTAATTCACCTATTTTTTCATATTTTTTTAGTAAATTATCATTATTCCCCATAATAACAATAGACATATTATTAAATATTGAACCAGCTTGACCCGTTAATGTCGCCACATCAATTACGCAACAAGGTTTGAAATTTTCCGCATATGATAAAGCATCCGCCATAATTAAACGACCCTCCGCATCAGTGTCCATAATTTCCACCGTTTTTTTATTATAACTTGTAATAATATCACCGGGTCTAGTAGCCTTTGACCCTACCATATTTTCTACTAATGGGATCAACGCGATAACATTTCTTTTTAACTTGTTCAATGCACATAATCGCAATAATGAAAACACCGCACTAGCACCGGTCATATCCGTTTTCATATCGTGAAAATCATATCGTTTCAAATTAATACCACCAGTGTCAAATGTAACACCCTTCCCAACCAATACAACCGGTTTTTGTTTTTTAACAGGTAACCATTTAACAATTAATAAATAAGGTTTATTTTCACTTCCTCTATTCACACTTAATATTAAATTTAATTTTCTCTTTTTTAATTCTGCTTGATTCATAATGTCTAATTTTAATTTTTGATGATTTTCTTTCACAAATTTAACAAAGTTGGTGGAATTCATAATATTACCTGGTTCATTTACCATATCCCGCATATCATTGATAATACGTGCTTCTTTTATTGAATTTAATATAATAGATTTTAATTTATTTACTCCACAAAAATGGATACTTTTTTTCAGTGCGTTTTTTTTAGTCTTATGTTTATCAAAATCATACATATAATACACCACGCGCAATACTTGGTGTCTTATAAATTCCTCAATGGGTATTAATAAGAATTGAATATTTATTATTTTACCATCTCTTTTTATCAATGCACAAATTCTTTTTAACATATTATCAATATCGGTAAAAGAACATTTTTTCTCATTAATCTTTCCAATTATAAATAATTTATCTTTTATGAATAGTTTTGTAAATTTATTTGTTTCGCCTCTAAAATAAGAATAAAATTTATTAGGAAATTTAAATTTGAATTGTTTTTCTAGTTTTTTTATATTTTTATCAAAATTTGAACAAGATATATATACGTATGTATCTATCTTACTATTAGTAATTGAATTGGTATAATGAAACATATAAATATTAGTAATATTAATTTTTATAGAAATTATTAAATGCAATATAAATTTCATTTACTATTTTTTTATACCAAGGTTGAAATTTATGCATATGTTTTGGTATGTTTTCTAAGCGTATCCATTTTAATTTATCTTTTTCATAAAATCCACCCTTTGCCAACTTTTCAGGGTTAGATCTCGCAATTTTATCAAATTTTTTCTTAAATCTTTTTGGCAAGGATTTATCATAAGGAATATTTACAATATATAAAAAATAGTTTTTTGTTTTAATTGTATAAAAAGTTTTTTGTTCTATTAATTTTTTAATATCTTGTTGTGTTCCTAAAAATCCATCCGTTTCTTCCCAACATTCTCTAATGGCTGTTTGTTTTTTTGACTCTTTATTTTCTTTTCCTCCGCCGAAATCACGCCAATCTATTTTGTTATTTGTTTGATATTCTCGTGAAAATAAAAAATGGAACGAACCATTATAAAATGCAACAGGTAAAATTCCAGCACCCATATATATATCATAAAAATATAAAATTATGGTAAAATTTCTTGGAATTTATAATTTTGCGTTTCAAAAATTTCTCGTATAGTATCGCAGTTTACATTTTCTTCGTTTTCTTCTTTCCAATATAAATATAATGGTGCCGCAGGTGGTGTAATTTTAAAAACCACACCAATTATTTTTCTAAGAATATAATTGTTATTTAAAATCATAACACTTTTTTTTAAATACTGTGGTTTCTTTTTCTTAATTTTTTTAATAAATATTGCCAATTGGTAAATATGTTTAATAGATGGGTTATTAACATCACATATATCAAATAATAAATAAAAGTTTTTTTTCCTGTCATATAATTTCAACCAAGCATTGAAAAGGTTTGTCAATGATTCTCTTTCAATATCACCTTTCAAAATTATTTTTATGATTGGAAAATCTTTATCGTCTATTGTATAGAAATCCATTATATTATTCCGTTTTTATTTTTTCATTTATTTTTCGCATTATATTTAACTCCCTTTTTAATATTTCTTGTGTGTTTTTTAACTCATTGATACTATTTTTTAATGTTTCATTTTCCTTTTCACTCAAGTCATTTTTTAAAATAATTTTTATATCATTTAAAAATGAAATATATTCGGCATTTTCACTTTTTGACAAATTTAAATTAATTATTTTTTTACTAATATTTAAAATAGATTCTTCAATTAAACCAATGTTGTAAAAATCCGGCAATTTTATAAGTAGTTTTATCTCAATCATTGAATAATTATTTATATTCAAATCAAAAGGCGTGCGATTCATTATTAATATATTGAAATAAATTAATATTCGTCAAAAATTTTCTTTTAGAGTATCTAGGGCATAAAATTGTATTGCCAACGTCGGAAATGTCTTAATATAATTAATGGATAATCCACGATAAAGACCTTTTATACCTTCTTTATTATAAATTTTATTAAGACAATCTAATATTCCACCATATCGCGGTACTTCGGGTGAAAAACTTTGCATTTGCAGTCTTCTCCGAATGAGATCAGTTGGGTATGTAATTGTAATAGCTGTAATTCCTGCAAAACCTCCACATAATAGTTTAAATATAGATGGTGAATTATTTTCATATTGTATAAAGTTGGTTTTATAGTAATTATAAGAGGCGAAATTAATTGCGTTCCAAGGGCCATATCCGAAACAAGTAAGTTTTGCACCAGCATATAATTCTCTCATAGATAATTTATGTAAAACATCAAAAAGACCAGTATATTTTAAATTGTTTGTTTGTAAAGATAGATGTGTTCGGGCAGTTTCTAATGGATATATACTCATTATAGATATAACACCACTAATGCCTCCTGATAATAAATGCACGCTATTCTCATTTTTAACATATTTTTTTATGTTTGATTGAAATTTTTCATATAACATAAAATTTGTGGCATATTGCGGGAAAACGCGAATGCAATTTGCCCAATTACCTTTCCATAAATGTCGGAAACCTTCATTGCGAATAACATATGAAATGGAATTATGCTTTAAATAATTATTTTGAATTTGCAAACGTGCCAACTCCATTGGCGCAGTCATTGTTCTTGACACAATGGCGGCTGTACCCCCTATTAAAAAATCATTGGACATAATAAATATATTTGTAAAATAATATTTATTATGTTTAAGGATCTAATGTTAACGTGCTCCTTTCCACGCGCTTTCACTGCTGGTGCTGCTGGTGCTGCTGGTGCTGCTGCTGGTGCTGCTGCTGGTGCTGCTGCTGCTTTTATCTACTAAATAACGGTTTGTAACATCATATACCTTGAATACAGATGCATTTACAATAACAGCGCGAATAATACATATTTTATAACCATTCCACAGATTTTTTTGATTATATGCTTTAATAAATGAAATATTTTGCGCAATTTGTCTAGACCGAATAACATCAATTGGATAAGTTATTGTCCAATTTGTGAAACCAGCAATGCCTCCGGCAACGAATGCATCCATATTATAATTAGATTTGCAAAAATGATAAGAGCCAAAATATAAGGATGTTGCCAATGATTCTCTTACAATTGTTGAAGATATTCCTTTTGTTTTATAAAAATCTGTAAATTTTATTTTTTGATTTGTCTGCTGTTTAATTTTACCAATGTCAAACGTATAAACAAGTGGAGAAACAACCATCCCTGTTATAAAACCAGAAATATAATGATTATAATTTTTTTTATAAAAATAATTATTAATTGGAAATACGGAACCATTAAATAACATTGATATTGCCAATGGGTAGCGCCACCCATTATATAAATTTCGCAAATTTAATTTTTTTATAGGTTGTTTGTTTTGAATTAATACTTTTATTGTATCCAAAGGATGTCCTATTATAGTTTGCGCAATTCCGCTAGTTAAACCAGCTATAATTTCATTCATTAGATAACAATATTAAAATAATTTTAATATAATTTATATAGTTATGTTTTCTTTATATTTTGATGGCGCTAGTCGGGGAAATCCCGGACCATCTTCTTTGGGTGGTGTTATTTATGATTCTTTAAAGGAAGAAAAAATAAATTATAAGAAATCTATCGGTATTGCAACAAATAATTATGCAGAATATCAAGCCTTATTGGTTGGTATAAAAGTATGCATTAAATACGATATCAAAGAAGTAAATGTTTATGGTGATTCAAAATTAGTAATTGAACAAGTTAAAGGTAACTGGAAAGTTAAAAGTGACAATTTAAAACCAATGCATACAGAAATCACAAAATTTATAACACCGGAGTTTTTTAAGAAAATAACATTTAACCATGTGCGTAGACATTTGAATAAACGCGCCGATGAATTGGCAAATATTGCTTTAGATAACGCATAATTATAATATTTATATATATATATTATGTCACCAAACAATGACAAGTATTATAGACAATTGAGACAATCAAAAATAAAATATGGCAGTAATTTTAATTTAGACAATTTTAATAAATGGTTCAAAAATAAAGGTTCTAATTCCCCCAGTAATTCAATATCTTATAATGATTGTGATGATTGTTATTGTATTAATAATGATACCGGGTTACCAATACCAAACACAACTTGTATTAGGAAAAAGAGTAAGAAACCGAGTAAGAAACCGAGTAAGAAACCGAGTAAGAAACCGAGTAAGAAAAAGAGTAAAAAAAAGAGTAAGAAACCGAGTAAAAAAAAGAGTAAGAAACCGAGTAAAAAAAAGAGTAAGAAAAGGAGAGGAAAATCCGCACCAGTAAAAAAAAAGTCGCGAAAACAACCAAGTAAACCGAGGGGAAAATCCGCACCAGTAAAAAAAAAGTCGCGAAAACAACCAAGTAAACCGATAGGAAAATCAACACCAACTATACGGGAAATAACAAATAATACTAGTAATAAAAGTAGGTCACCACAAAGGACACCACCACAAAGGATGTCACCACAAAGGACACCACCACAAAGGATGTCACCACAAATGACACCACCACAAAGGATGTCGGGCATCCCAGTTGCAACTGTGACACAGATTAGTCCTTCGGAAGCGCGGCAACTAAATTTACCAATCGCCCAAAGTATTTAATTTGGATAAGGCTCTTTAAATTTAACCTTAGATATTTTTAAAACATCTCCCAAAATATTATTTGCAAACTTATGGATATGACATTTTACACAAAAATTATCCTCACTATAAATCGTTACATTTCCATATTGACATTTTCCAGTATAAACGCCACGATCCAATTTTGTATCTATGATCATATTGGCGGTTGGATATCCATATTGAGACGTTTGTCCGGTACCTTTCACAACGGTACCGCTAATGGTTGGTAGCCGAATCTTCAAATAAGGTAGAACAGCATAGCTTATAAAAATGAATGTAAAAATTAAAAGAGTTATAATTAAAAAATTAGATTGTTGTTTTAACATATATATATTAAAGAAAATGTTTAAAAATTATTTACCATTTAAATTTAAGTATGGATAAAGAAATATCTAAAGATCAACGCGATTTCATAGTAGATAAACACAGAATAGAACTAATGAATCATATACAAGAATATAAATATCTCGTAATTGATATGGATCAAAAAACAAAATTATATAAATCTTTGCGCGATATTGAAAAAGAACTTAAAATTTCATATTCTGGCATATCCAAAAAGTTGAAAATATCCAATTATTGCATTTGTAATGAAAAAAAAACAACAAACGTATTTTATATTCAAAATATAAATTCAGAAGTATAATATTTTATAATATATTTTAAAATATATTTTATAATATATATTATATAATGAGCCGGGTTAATAAAAAGAAAAGGAAAGGAAAACATACAAGAAAGAAAAAAGCCAATACTAAATGCGGAACATTATTATTCTATGCGCCAAGTATGTATAGTACAGCCTTAGAAGTGAAAAATTTAATTAATAAATCAAGACCTGGTAGTGTAATATTGGGAGAAATAACAACCAATTCTGATTTATGGAATTCAAATCCTGATCAAAAAAAAATAGATGAACTCGCGGGATTTAAAGGAAATCAATGGCCAAAATTTAAAGATGGTTGGCCAAATTTGTTCATAAAAAATCATCAGGAAGTAATGCAAAAAAATGTTGTATTTTTGTCTTCTTTAGATACCCCCGAATCAGTTTTCTCACAAATGGCCGTAATGTTTGCTTTACCAAAATATCGTGCAATAAATTATAAAGTTATAATACCGTGGTTTCCAACTGGAACAATGGAACGTATAACTGTCCCGGGTGAGATCGCAACAGCAAATACATTAACAAGAATATTATCCTCAATACCACTATGTGCGTCTGGTCCAAGTGTAATTGGCTTGATAGATATACACGCTTTAAGTGAGCAATTTTATTTTAATGATAACGTATTAGTGGAATTAAAAACTGCAGCGGGATTATTATGTAAAAAAATAGATAGCCTGGGTAAGCAACCAATCATAGCTTTTCCAGACGATGGTGCACACAAAAGATATAAAAAATTATTTGAAAGATTTTTCAAAGATAAAAAACAAACTGCTAAATTTGTAATATGTGGTAAAGAAAGGGATGGAGAAACTCGCAAAGTGGTAATAAAAGACGGTCGCGAGCATATTAAAGCTGGCCAACAAGTTATAATTATTGATGATTTGGTTCAATCTGGAGGAACTCTTATAAAATGCGCAGAAGCCATACAAAATATCGCTAACTGTAAAATTAGCGCATTCGCAACACACGGAGTTTTTCCAAATAATTCGTGGGAAAAATTCGTTGATAATAAAGGAAATGCAAAGACCGCGATTAGTAAATTTTATATAACTAATTCAATACCGGTTAACGGTCGTTATAATATGTCTAATGGTTCTGTATTTGAAGTTTTATCAATAGCGCCAATCGTTGAGTATTTTATTTCAGAAACAGACTGCAATAACAAATATAAAAAATTATTTAATTCATAAATTATCTTTCGGTTGACCCGTTTCATTATTTGGTTTTTCATCCATCAACATTATACCCATTGCCGCATAATTATGCAAATCTATAAGCGTATCTCTCAAAGATTCATTATTCACCAAATTAACACCATTATTTGTTACAGAAATGAGTCGTTGTATCTTATCACCCAGTCTGACAATCACACCAACGGGTCCATAAGTGGCGAACGAATCACCATAATCTTTATTTTTTTTGGAAAAAAGCTCAAATGCTTCTTCTTGTATACATTTAAGTTGTTGTTTCCGTTTATTCATTTTATAAATATAAATATTAACATTTATTTATATTTATTATTCAAAGTCATAAGTTATGGCTCCTGGAGGTTTAGTCGATGGGCCTAAAATAGCAGGCCAAATTTTATCATTAAATAACGGTCCAACTTCTTCTTCTTTATTGAAAGGACAATTTATTAATTTAAAATGAATACCATTTTCCAGATCAGCCCCCGGAGAGTAACGGGGAGCATCTTTTGGTGGAAAATATAAATCCATAAACGGTGCTGTTTGAGCCATTAGTGTAATTAAACGTTCATCATTCATTGGTTTGGCTTGAGTTTCTTCCTTTCCCGTCGGCCATTCATATGTTACTTCTAAACTTTTGTTTGTATATTTTACTGTAGGAAAATACTTATCATTCACTTTCCATTCTGGAATAGTTGTTTCGGGTATATAATCAGTATAAGTTGTTTTATTATCAAGATGACGAGAAAGCTCTCCAAATTCATCCTTATTTGGAAACGTGAAAAAATCATTATCCAAAGCTGTTTCTTCTGTCAATTTATGTAACTTATCGAAGTCTAATTTAGGTTTAGTATGAGTTATAAAAAAATGAAGTTTGTTTATATCAAGTTTTTTTCTTTCATATTCTTTTTTAAAACGTTCTATTAAGTACTTATACATTTTAATATTTAAATGTCCAAAAGTTTTGTTATCGGGACCGTCCGGAAACGCACATTCAGCATAAATTTCAATGTTCCCCCGGGAGTTCATGGGTTTGCCGCTTGTAAGTTTTACGTTATTATTATCTTGTGTTATCCGATGTGAGTCTGCGTACAAACTACAAACCTTATCAATAATTGTATCAACTTGAGTTGCTGCCTTCGTATTTATTACCTCCCCACCCCCCCAACCGGGGATGTCAAAGCCCATTGGGTTTGGATTATCATCAATGCTTTCGCAGTCTTTAATTTTGTGTTTTTTTTGTTCGTCATCATCCACAACTTGAAAAACACACCCAGGCGTGTAACCAATTTTAAAAAGAGAAAAATCACCAAAATAAACAATAGTTGATTCCGTAGAGTCCGTGGGGTGAAAAATATATGCTTTTGCACAACAATCATTCTCTGTGGTTGATTTATAGCCACTATGAGTTATATCATATGCAAAAACATCATATCCCTTCAGCGCATTTTCTAGCTCACCATTGATTCCTGATACGGTTACTATTTCTATTTCTTGTTCTTCTTTCAAAAATTTGTTTCCAAATAAATTTTTTATCTCATCATCGGTCATATCAGTAAATATTTTTTCTAATTTTGGCCAATCATGCACCCCCAAACCAGCAATATGGTCAATGTGTGAATGAGATAAAAATATATATTTAATGTTTTTAGTAATTTCTTCATCCATTTCAGTACGTCCGACATCCAATAATATGTCTTCACCTAATTTATAACACGATAATTTATCTGGAATTGCACCACCGTAAGTCCCTAAACCAGCAAGCGTTCCTGCACCACCACCTTTCATTTTTTTTCGTCGTCTTTTATGTCGTCTTCTTCGTCGTCTTCTTCGTCGTCTTCTTTTAGATATTTTTCTTCTTTTTGTTCTTCTTTTTGTTCTTCTTCTTTTTGGTTTTTTTGATATTTTATTTCTATTAAATGTTTTTTTTTTTCGTTGTGGTTTTTTCTTAGATTTCATTATATAATATATATATATTATTTAATGAAATTAAGCGATATATCTTTCACAAAACACCCAAAAGAAAATAAAATGGGGTATTTTAAACATATGTATTATTCACTACATTTTGCGATTATGCTTTTCATCGCTTCCATTAAAGCAGTTATTCACGCTATTTTTCCATTCTTTTTTAAAACATCTACTACGGACATTGTAAAAAAAATAAATAAAATACAAAAAAAGATGAAATATCCAAATCGCAGAGTAACATTTAATGTTTAAACGCATTCTAATTGTACAATGTTCCAACCGCGCTTTCTAGCTAAATAACGCTCATAACTTCCGTGTTTTCTATCCACACCAGCATTGTCATTTTTACGCATAGCTCTCACTAAACCTCGTGTTTGTAACGCAGGTGTATTGTCACCCGGTCCACCAATATTGGAGACACATTTATTATTGTCAGTTGGTTCATTTTGATTTTGTGCACGCATAATATTGCCACTTGGACCAATGACAGTAAGAGATTTTTTTAAATCTAAATAGTGGGATGAAGAAATCCTATATTGTTTTTGATTTTTCATCGGATGTGTTTTTGTAGATGCATTTGGACACACCAATAGAGGAAATAAATTATTGCAAACGGACATATATATTATTAAAATATTATAAATTGATTTTAAAAAATTAATCATTTTATATTTATAAAAAATGGATTTATGTCCATATTGCAACTTCAAATTTACAGAAGGTATGAATAAAGATGAACATATTCTTAAATGTCAAAATATAAATAATATTAAAAATAAAGACTTTGAGACCACACCTAGTCAACATAGTCTTTATAAAATGATTTTGGAGTTACAAAAAGATAATAAAAAATTGCATAAAAAAATTCAGCGGTTAGAGAATAAAACGTTTAAAAAAAAGGAAAAGAAAACAATTTTTGAATGGCTTAAATTGCACGGCAATGATATATATGAACAATTAAATGATTTCAATGGTTTATCTGATATTTTACAACCAACCGAATATCATTTAACATACCTTTTCCAAACAGGATTTATTGACGGATATGGTAAAATCATAGGGGATTTTTACGATGGGTATTTTGTAGCATGGGAGCAAAAAAAGCAAATATATTGTTGGAAAGGAGAATGGGCGGTATTCACGGAAGAAGATTTGTCAAAAATTGTAAGCAAGCTTCAAAAAAGATTGATGAATGTGTATTCGGAATGGAGTCAAAAAACGCGCACAAATTCCACACATTTTAACAAATATATGGCGATGATGTTGGGTGGGGAAAGCGGTGAACGCAAAAAGAAAAACAGGACGATTTATTTGAACTTGTGGAATAGTTTGAAGCGAGATTTCCACCGGGAAAATGAATACCAAATAACCTTTTAACTTTTTAGAAAAGTTAGACAAAACCTTTTAACTTTTTAGAAAAGTTAGACAAAACCTTTTAACTTTTTAGAAAAGTTAGACAACAACTTTAAAAAAAAAAGTTAAACATTTTTTTTTATCAATATATAAATGAAAAATATTTGGTGCATTAGACACGGTACTGCTTTACACAATGTTTTATTTAAAGATATTGGTACAAAGGCATATACGTTGCATAGAGACACTCCTTTAGTTGGGAAAGGTAATTTGGAATCTATGGCGTTGGGCAGAACTTGGGATAAAAAAGAAGATATAGAAATTATTTTTGTTTCGCCATTAACTAGGACATTGCAAACGGCAATAAATATTTTTAAAGACGCCAATATAAAAATGATAGCGAGTGATAACATTATGGAATACCCCCAAGCGATAGAAGAATGTAATCACCGATTAAACAAAGCTGAATTAAAAGTACAATATCCCGATATAGATTTTAGAAATATTCCCGAAGAATCCACGCATTGGAAAGATTCGCCCAATGTAGAATCTTTATTTGATTTAAAAGAGCGTTCAGATAATTTCAAACAAATGCTGAGAGAAAGACCTGAAAAAAACATCTGTATTGTATCCCATAGTACATTTCTGAAAGAATTCTTGTTGGGCGACATGGGCAACATAGATGAAGAATTGGAACATTGTTCCCCCATTTTATTTAAATTATAAATTCACCGCCTTCAATGAATCAGGGTAATCTTCAAATATAAACTTAGGTATAACAACTTGCATTGAACGAACCGCAAATTCTTGAATATCATCCAATGATACATCTATATCGGGCTGGCTTAGTATAATGGTACACGTTGTTGAATTTTTATAATCACCTTTAATCACAAGTTTATAAACATCGTCTTCTTTTACTACCTTGCTAATAATAGTTACATCTTTATCGTCAAATTGTGCTGTTGATTTAAAAGGCGTCCCCTCTACAATAAATTGCTGTGGTGTAAGATTGATTTCCATAATAATAAAAAATATTATATAATTTTTATATCATTTAGCACATATATGTTATTGTTTCGGAAGATTTTTGAAAATTATTAGAATCATCGCCAACAATAAAATCCAACAGATTTTTAATATCTTCCGGATATTCATCCAATTTATACATATCTTGTCTAACTGTTAAATTGGTCTTACCATCTGCGCGGTACTCTCTTTTTAACAGATGCATAGAATAGACCCACCCCGATTCGTGCCAATTTATAATTTGATTTGTAAGATTCTGATCTGATACTAAATTATCAATACCAGCCATCCAGTGCTGTTGACCAATTTGTCTAGGAGTGGTTCTCATTATTAAAAATAATATATCTATAATATTTTAAATCAATTTAATAAGTATTCGCAAACTCATCTTTAGTCATAATGTTTACACCCAATTCCTGAGCTTTTTTCATTTTACTTGTTGTACTGTCCATTGATTTTACAACAAGGATATCCACATTAGAGCTAATACCACTTGCAATTTTACCGCCAACATTGCGAATATTCATTTTGAAATCTTCATCTCTAAAACCAGTAATCAAAATGTTTTTCTCGTACAATGGATGCGAAGTATCATAATTTTTTAGTTCTTTCGTGTATTCCAACTTATATTCCAGGCCATTTTCTCTAATAAATCGCTTGAATGCTGGAATGTTTTTCACAAATTTCTTCGCAGTTATTTCTGCAAAACCATCAATATCCACAACCATTTCCCGTTTTCTAGGCGAACTCGCTTTCATCGTAAGAATATCCGGATATTCATCCAAAATCATCTTGATTCGGTTTTCACCCATACCTCGCCCAAACATATTGGAAGCATCCATCAATAAAGGCAAACCCACATTTTCAATTCTATCTTGAATACTATCGCAAATTTTCTCAGATAATTTCTCTTTAAATCCCGGGATTTTCATATAGTCATCCACTGACATATTCAGAATTTTATGAATAGAATCATAACCGGAATCAATGATTTTCTTCATATTTCCTTTCTTCAAACCGTCTACATTGATTGTTTGAAAGAAGGCCAAAATCGTTTTATCTCGCACGGTTTCATCATTTTCAATATCTTCCAAAATCAAATCTACGCCACTTTTATTCCATTTCACGCCCATTTCTTGTGGCGGCATTTTAGGTTCTTTTGCTGGTTTTACAACTTTTAACACTTTTGGAATCACATCACCACTGCGGATTATTTGAATAACACTACCAATTCCAATTGAGTTTTCTACAATAAATTTCGCATTATGTGCAGTTGCGTATGTAATTTTAACACCACCAATCTTCACCGGGCGAATTTTAATTTTCGGTTTTACGTAACCATATTTTGTTTTAGACCAAATGACATCCGTTACAATAGACTCGCCGATTTGATCACCCATCACCTTTTTAAATGCAAACGCGTGATCTGGATTGCCTTTCGTTTTACGTTTGTATTTCTTGTTTTGAATGCAAATCACACCATCAATAATATATTCGTGCGATTCACGCCATTTCATTAAATAATCAGACAAGATATCTTGATCAATTTTCTTCACCTTTTTATTAATTACAGTTATAAATTTCTTTGATTTTAGAAATGTGTATTGTTGGGATGGGGGCAAATCGGGTCGGATGACTTCATAAGCGACGAAATCAAGATCAACCAATTTAGACGTATCCAATTTTTTACCGTTTACCATACCCGCAGCAAATGACCTCTCATTGGAGTATTCTTTCTTGTGTTTTTTAAAATTGTCTTTAGAAATAATCAATTCGCCTCGGACGGCGACGGTGTCTTTCAATGTGGGGATAGTAATATAAGGCGCGAGATGTGAAATATCAAAACCTTCGTCACCTTTTCCTCGCGTGTAAATCTTAATATCACCCTTTTCATAGCAAATTAAACAACTCATACCGTCTAATTTCGCGGAGAGAACATAATCTCCAGGATATTTCTTAATCCAATTGTTTAAAACATTCGTATCTGGTTTAATTTTATCCATTGAACCTAGAAAATAGGGCAATTTCACCTTTTTTTTGGAAGCTGTAATTGTCACACCCTCATGACCTTTTGTAATAACTTCATTTTCAGGAAATGCTTCCTGAGACAATTCGCGCAAAATATCATATTCTTCATCACTCATCAATGGTTTGTTTTTTGCATAATAATATTCATCAGCTTCTTGCACCATCTCTTCAATATCTTTTTCACTTAAGGTATATAAATATCCTTCGCCTTCTTTTTTAAAATGCTTAATATTCATTTTAGCATTTACATTTTTATTTGGGATTTTTTTTTTTGCACGCCTGGATCGTCGGAGACCTTTTTTTAGTGCGTTTTTTTTAGTTTGTTTCTTTGGTTTTTTGTCTTGTACTG